GATTCCTACACGGCCAGAGCACTCTCAATGATGGGACTGTTTTGGTAATAGGCGGAAATGTGTTAGGCGTGGTGTCGGCTGATGTCCAACAATACGATCCGTCTACGAATGCGTGGACGACTAAGACTGCGTTGCCAGAGACACGGAGCGTACACGGCCAAAGCACGTTAGCTGATGGGACTGTTTTGGTAACAGGTGGAACTGTGTCAGGCGTAGTGTCGGCTGATGTGCAGTCGTACACTTCAGCCGAAAACGCCTTTACCCCTGGCCGTGCCGCACTTCTCGGCTATCTAGCCGCAAACTGAAAGAACCCACAATGAACTTTCAAGACGTAAAAACTGCAACCCGATACACGTTCCCTGACGCTACAGACGAACAGATTCAGGCAGCGTTTGACGCTATCGACACCGATGCTTTGCACGCTGCCGAAGCACCACGATGGACACACGAAGTTTGGGATCGGACCAGCCCGATCAACGGGACACCTGCCGCTGACGTTCTTGCTAAACGCAACGACATCCCAGAAACCGGTGACGTTGTACTCGTCAAGCGTGACGGTGGGATTGTGTTCTTCCAACCGCACGACACCACCCAGCCAGGGTTTGCCCCCATTGCTGACGCTGCAACTGTCGGCGCAGCAATGGCCGCACAGTCTGTCACCGATTCGGTGGACTCGCAGACTCTCGCCCTGGTGGCGGAAGCGCTGACGGTCTGACAAGGTGAAATCTATGAGTGACGTACATGTAGTCCGTGTAGGGCATAACCTGCCGGAAGGCCTCGTGCCTTACGGTACGGTGTTTGTCGATGGTGAACGGGTAGAGGACTGTACCGACAAGGAAGTTGTCGGTTCGTTCAGTAACCTTGTTGAAGGTGTCGTTCCGGCTATTTCTTGGATGGATGCGTAATGAACTTGCCTGAAATGATGACGGTTGTTCGCAGTCAGGCGCAGACGGACACTGTGGATGCCCCTACTGAGCTTCTCACGTTTTATGCCCGGTCGGCCTATCAGGACATTCAGTCTCGGGTCGGTCAGTGGCCGCATTTGCGGGAATCGTTTGTCAAGACTACGGTCGCTGGAACCCCGAACTATGCGTTTGCTACGTTTGCTCCGAACACAATGGAATACATTGTGTCGGCTACGGTCCCGGATCGTGTGCTTTGGCCCATGTCGAGGGACGAGTATCGGGCTGTGACCCGTGATTCTACATCGACGGGCACCCCTACTCATTACATGGTTGATGGGGGTGTTGTCTGGTTGTGGCCGACTCCGGCTGTTGCCACATCTTTGTCTCTTTCAGGTTACTCGTTTTTTGCTGAGTGGCCTTCGGGGGTTGCCGAGCCTGATCTGCCGAGGGGTTTTGATTCGGCTATCGTCTTTTTTATGATGGCCCGGTACTACCAGTCTCAGGAAGACATCGAATTGTACCAACAGTACATGCGTGACTATGAGGCGACGTTGCAAAATCAGATTGAAAGGGCAATGCGGGGAACGGACATTTTCATGGGTCCGTCCATTAAAAGTTCTGGTCGTTCTTCCGGTATTTCTGAGACTCAGTGGATGCGTAGAAATGTAGAGGGATAGTATGGCACCTACAAGCCGTGAGGTTTCCTATCTAAGCAAATTTGATGGTGGCCTTAACCTGACCGATCAAACACAATCCTTACTGCCCAATCAGTCACCAGACTGTTTGAATGTTGACTTTGGTATTCGTAAGGGTTTTGTCTTACGGGGAGGTTTCCGCCATCAGGTGGATAGTGGCGAGTTTGTTGGCGCACGTGTTGTCTTGGGTGCGGACAATGTTGTTCTGGGCCCGTCTGGTGTCATTTGGGCCGAGGGGGCTCGGAGTCTTAGCGGCTTCCGTTTTATTTCTGTTGCCGCCGACGGCGATTCGGTTCTAGTTCAGTCCGTTGAGGGGGATCTGTTTGATTGGGATGGCGCTGCTCTTACCGATACGCTGGTAGATGTCACTGAGTTTGATAAGCGGGTTCGTATGGCTAACCATAACGGCCTTTCTTATATGGCGAACGGACGTTTCTCGTCCGATGCGCCTTCCAGTATCGTTATGAACAGGTGGGATGGGACCACTCTTACCGCACTGGGGGACTCCTGGGACGAGAACCATGTTTCGTCTTCTGGGAGCAACATGCCTAAGGCGGAGCATATTGTCCAGTGGCGTGGCTATATGTG